TATGCACAGTGCACGTACACCGATCCATCCCGATCCAGCGAGAAGTTAGCTGCGGGCACGCGGAACTTACTTTGCACGTAATTGATTACGCCTTTGTTTGCGCCTTTCTGGTTACCTGGCGCACTAGCCAATCGGCTTGAAGTGGCCGACCCAGCGGTGTGATGAATCATTAGTGCGACAGGGTTACCCTTCCGCTTCCAGCTGATACCCCTTAGCTTGTCATCCCACTTATCAAAGTAATAAACCTTGCCAGGGAGCCTCTTATCGAGTGCGACCTCGAGGCGAGCAGCAAACCCCTTAGCCACTCTTCCTGCCAAAGCGCGGGTTTTCCTTATTCAGCGCATCCACGAGGACAGTCAGTGCAGCTGGGGCCGCAACCACAACCCAGATCGGTAACCCAAAGTCAGCGATATTGTCGATAGCCCACGTGAGAGCTGTCGCAGCAAACACCTTTAATGCAACACCCAAAGGGTGATCGTTAATGAAAGTCATTAAGTCTTTCCAGCTGTTCATTTCTTCCCTGACCATTTCGTCTTGTTGGCCCAATAAGCCGCCGACATTTTTCCCTTGGCGATGTTCTTGCCGTGGCGACTCTTAAAGTCCTTGTTGCGTTGAGTTCCAGTAGGGGAGCCCGAGACTCCCTGTTGCCCGAACCGAATCGTCTTAATCTGGTCGCCCTCTTTGGCGACAACCACGTGCGACTTAGTTGGGTGGTTAGGTGTGCGCTTAGGCTTGTTGTATCCAGATACGCCTGCACGCTCGAGTCGAGGATCTTTCTTCGGTGGCATTACTTCTTTTTCCGGCCCTGCATTTTCTTAGCAGGCTTCTTCTTGGCAGCCATACCCATCGCAGGCTTAGCCTTCTTTGTCATGCCCGACTTCTTCATTCCCTTGCCGTAGTGACCTGGCATTACTTCTTCCTCCTCTTAACGGCGGCGTTATCGACAAGATTGGGGTAAGGCCGACCAGCGGCTTTAGCACGTCTCTTGGCAGCAGCCTTCTGCGCACCAGATAACGGTGTGGACTTTTTCTTCGGGTTTGGCTTGTCCCAAAATGCTTTCTTCGAGTGCATTAGCGTTTTCCTTACGACCGCAATTTTCACAAATAGACATTCCACGCCACTCCACGTAGGAGCAGGCATTTAGACAGGGCACGGTTCCCCCTCACAACAATTCGCTTTCGCTCCGCAGTTAGGACACAGCCAACGCGAGTGAGTCCCGTCAAAAGTTTCCCCGCACCACAAACACTCAATCACTTTGGCTGTTCAAGATGCCACGTAATATGGTGATCGAGTTGCTCTTCCAACTTCTCGTTCTGCTTCTCAATACGGTCAAGAACATCACGCATCGACGTTCCACCGTTGGGGGTCATTTCTTTTCTAATCCGGCTAATCCTTGCGTCAATGACAAAGATCAAACCCGAAAGAAGCAGACCGAAAATACTCAGGACTGCGAGCAAAGCACCCGGAGTATCAAGATTCCAATGCACTATGGAGCCTCTTCCTCAACAACAGGAGCGACGAACACATCCTCGTTAGCGTCGTAAGTGAAACCGATACCCGCGTAACGACCACGCCGGGAACCAAGGTACGAGGTATCCATCCAGGTACCCGCTAAGCCAAGCCCGTTGCAGTAACCGGTAATTTCATTGTCGTTATCGTTGCAGTACGGGATCACGATGACTTCCCGAACGATCCCGTCCTCAACGCGAGCCGCGTGAGCAGTTTCTGAATGTGACATTTTTCATCTTCCTAGATTGCGTACCTAATAATTACGATTCCGCTACCACCAGCACCACCGACTTCAGCAGCACCGCCTAAGTTGATCGTTCCTCCACCGCCGCCACCCGTGTTCGCGGTTCCGTTTACTCCGTCTGTGTCGTAGCCACCGGCTCCACCGCCACCTGAGCCGCCTGATGAAAGCGGAGTGCCACAACCACCGCCACCGCCGCCGTAAGTCACGCTGCTACCCGTAAAGGAGTTTGCGATACCAGCGCCACCGTTGCCGCCTACGTTGCTTGACCCGTCTGCGCCAGCAGCACCAGCACCACCACCGCCCCCGCCGCCATTGCCTGTGCCGCCGGTTCCGCCGTCGTTACCTTGACCCGACATTCCTGTGCCGCCAGTCTTAGAGCCTGACGATCCACCACCGCCAGAGCCACCGAACGTCTGACCCGACATATTCTGGCGGTCTACTGTCTCACCGCCACCAACGCCGTAATACTGACCAACACGACTTGCTGATCCGGCTCCTCCTGCCACAGTAGTGCCCATCGTTCCACCGCCTGCGCCTACAACAACCGTCTGCGAACCCTCAGAAAGGTAAGAGTTTGTGGCTACGAGGACTCCACCGGCTCCACCGCCACCAGATTGAACAGCGTGACCCGCACCACCAGCCCCCACGACGAGACAGTCCACGAACCCAGCCGCGCTAACAGTCAAAGAGCCGCTAGAAGTAAACGAGTGAACCTTGTAGTTCTGACCAGCGACACCATTCGTTCCGTCACCCGTGTACGTAGTTTCCGTGCCACCCGACGCCACGGCACTCGCAAGAGAGCCACCACCGATCTGCGTACTACCCAAATACAACTTAGCGGTCGTTGGCATCAGTCAGTCACCACATACAAGGTCGTAGCAACAGGAGTAAGAGCGTCATACTCCGCTTGAGTAAGAGCGATCACTTCAACAATGCTCGCGTCTGCGCTTTCCACAGCGGTAGCGATCAGGTCAGCAACATTTCTTGATCGTGTCATTACTTTCCCTTATCCAATGCGGTAACGAACGATGACCATGCCGTGCGAGCCCATCGCGCCATGAGTCGAACCAGTAGCGCCCATGCCGCCGCCAGCGCCGCAACCAACGCCACCAGCGTCCGACCCCTTGGAGTTGTTGCTCTGCGCTCCGTCGCCACCACCACCGGCTCCCCCTGTGCCTCCTTGTCCGGTGCTGTACCCGCCGCCGCCGCCGCCAGCGGCGTAGCCACGAGAGATCCCATCGAACTTGTAATTTGCTAGGCCGTTTCCGCCGTTTCCGCCTAGGTAGTTGCTGTCCATTCCAGCGTCCGATCCTTGGGAGACGTACCCGCCTCCGCCGCCGCCTGAATAGCCTGGTGTCGAACCGCTGCCTGCTCCACCCTGATGGCCTTGACCTGATGTTCCTGACCCACCAGCGGGTTGCCCACTAAGGCTGGGGCCGGATGAGCCGCCTCCGCCTGAGCCGCCCGCGTCGCCTTGTCGAGTTCCTGAGTACGACATGGCACCCTCGCCGCCTGCAATAGCAGTCAACGAACCGAATGCGGAATCTTCCGAAACGTAGTTAGCGTCTTGGTAATAAAACTGCCCAATACCTGAATACTGACCGCCCTTGCCGACGGAAACGGTGTACGTCGAAGCGGTTACCCCGTAATCAAAATTCAGGATCAATCCGCCACCGCCCCCGCCACCCCCGCCATATGAGTTCGAGGAGTTTCCGTGTGCGCCGCCACCTCCCGCAACACAAAGAAAGTCAACGATTCCGGCTTGGGAGAACGTGATACCCCACGAGGTTTGCGTCCCCGTGTAATCCCAGCGGTGAACTCGGTACTGACCACCGTTTACGGTGCCAGCAGTCCCGTCACCTGTGAACGTGTAAGCGGTCGCGGCACCCGTGGTGCTACTTGCGTAAGCCCAGTTCTCTGGAGCAAGTCCAGATACAATCTGAGCCGAACCAAACGGGTTCTTTAAACGATCAATAGCCATTTCAGGAAATCTCCGATCCGAACAATGCGAAGGTCAGATTCGCGTTACTTGCACTAATGCGCACATACTTATTGGTTGCATCCAACGTGAGGCCAAGAGTTAGGCCGACAGTCTCGAACCCCGTCAAAACATCGTTACGAACTATGTACTTGCTCGTCGCTGGTTCGCCCGAGTTCGAGTCCGAAATCGCAATCGTGTAGTACGCAGCAGTATTGCTGCGATTACAGATCGTGAGTGTGGACACGACGGCTGCCGTAGCAGACGGACAGGTGTAGAGCGTGGAGTGCTCAAACGCCGTTAACGTTCCCGTCGCTGCCGTGCTTCCAACATCAGAAGCGACAGAGGCGAACGAGAGAGTCGTACTGGTCACAGCGGTCACGGTGAACACACCGTCAAACGCTGCGTCAGCGGTATCCATCACAACGCTTACCTGCTGGCCCACGCCAATAGAGTGCGATGTACTCAACGTCAACGTCGCTACGTTGCTCGTTAACGCTTTGTTGGTGACTGAGAGCGACGACGCGCTTGACGCTGCCTGCCCTAGCACCTTGTATGTCGTGCCCACTTAGGCTCCCATCAATAAAATTGGACTGAAACCCGCACTCGCGAGTTCCGATTGAGTGGCAAACAACGCATTTGCTTGTGCTTGCGTGTAAGTGTTCGCCACCGAGAACGAAGCGAACGCGACCACCAACACCTCATCACCAGCGGTAGCACCGCTGGCAAGAGTCACCGTGTTCGTGGAAGTCGTGTAGTCATTACCTGGCGACAGCAGCACACCGTTCAGGAACACTTGCAGAAGCGATCCCGTAAACGTCAGCGATACACCGTTCCGGTCATTACCCGTGAACGCTGTCTGCGATCCAGTAGCCGTGTACTCGTAAGTAATAATTGACGCTGTTGCAGCGGCACTCGCCTTAATCCAACCAGAACCGTCATAGACGTACATGCCGATCTGCTCCGACGTACCCGTGTTCAGGTAGAACAAGGCTCCCGAAACTAGCGCGTCACCGTCATTGTCAACAGTCGGAGCAGACGACTTAGACC